GTCTATACCGAGCCCAATGTGGTAGTCGGCCATTTGGAACCCCAGACTCATCCCGCCTGCGCCGCAAAACAGGTCGAGCAATCTCACCCTTGCACCAACTCGCGGACGGTTGCGCCAGTCAGGTAAAACCGCTCACGGAGCGAACGCCGGACATGATCGGGAATGCGCAGGCCGAGTCGCTTTTCAATCGCCTCCCACGCTTGCCGGTTTTCGGCAACCGGGGGAAATATCCGCTCAATTGTCCCGCCAGGAGACAACCGCAAAACCACCCGGAACTCTTCGCCGAGAAACCGAACCGATTCAAACCGTTTCCGCACCTCCTCTTCAGCGACAGCAACCGACAGATCTCCCTCGCTATTTTCCAGAACCTCAAAACAGGCCCCAGACGATAACTCCTGCAAAACAAGCCGCCTCATGACTCCTCCTCGCGTATGGCAATTCCGTTTCCACGCCGCGGAACCACCCGCAGGGTTCTAATGCTGATCTCATACCCGCGTGCAATCTCCTCGCCTCGTTCGGTGAGTTCGAGAAACGAGGCATATTCGAGCGGGACGAGCCGAGCCCAACCTCTCGCCAGCAACGCCTCGCCGGTCCGCCGGCCGCCGGGGAGCGAAAAGGCGAGAGTACTCCAGCCGCGGCGCTGGCGGGAGACAAGGTACTCAATCGCCTCGAGCTGACGTCGTGATGGTTTCCGCATCAGCTCTTCCCCCGTTGTGATTTTCGCCACTCGCGGAACGACTGGCCGGTGAACAGAAATATCCGCCCGTCATTCAGCCGGTCACGAAGGGCCGCGCTCCCCGTAAGCCGCTCTTCCACCTGGCGCAATTGATCGGGCGCCAGGTTGGAGAGAAATACCAGGCAACCGCCAAACACCTGGAGCGCCTCATACGTCCGGAGCCACCAATCGAACCCCCATTCCGACGGAGATCGACCGAACTCCTCCACCAACAGGAGACGCGGATAAGGCGCCTCCCGATACTCCATACTCGGCACCGCCGACTCGCTGGTGGGGATTTCGGTCATAACCACCTGCACCTGTCCACGCAACTCCTGCTCGGTTTTCGAGAATCCATGCGCCCGCGCCTCATTCAACACGCGGTCGCGAGTGGTTTTGTCATATATCCGCTGGACCTCCCAGGGATACTCTATAGCTCCAGCCCGAACGGACTCAACAACGAGCATCGCCGAAAACAGCGTTTTCCCGAGCCCGTTCGCGCCGCACAGCATGATCGACGGAAGAGCCCTTGCATGGATCCCCGCAACCAATTCCGGCCCCGCCTCGATCAGCTGGGAATCCCAATCATACCGAGGCCGCCAGCCACCAAACCCCTGCAAAGCCACGCCCGCAACATCGCGCGGAAAACCCAGCCTCGCCAGCAGGGCCCCAACATCATCAACCCTCGCCATCAAACCTCCCCTCCCAATTCAGGATCAGCAAACCGCTCCGCCGCCGGAGCGCCATATTTCCCCCGACCGTTTTCGCCACCGCCGAGAAACAATTTCCAATAAGCCGCTTGCCCGAAAAAGTTGCTGACTTTATACGGGTTGCTCGTACTCCAGCCAGCCATCTGCCGGGTGGCGTCCACCACCACCGCCCGCAACCGCTCCTCGGAGATTACGCCAGACTCGAGCAGACGAGCACAATTCCGAACAGCCTGACGCTTCGCCGCCGCCGTGGCAAACCCCGCAGGCCAAACTCGCCCCTGCGCCTCAAACGAGCGTACATACAACTCCACCAGCTCTGATGCCCGGAGTCGAAAAGACTCATTAACAGGATTAATAGGATCGGGTGTTGCGGGAGCGCGAGGTCCCCTCGCGCGCGCGCGAATAGTCTTTTTCTTTTCTTTCTCTCTCTCTCCTTCTCCTTCTGGGGAAACTCGCTTGCAAGCGACTTGCAAGTTTCGCGTATGGTTGTCTCGCAATTCCAAGAGTTTCGGGATTTCGATTTCGAGAACGTTCCCGTTTAGTTTCGCTTTCATTCCGCGAATGTTTCGCAAATGATCGCAGAACATTTCGAGTTTGTTTTGCTTACAACCGAAAAACGAACACAACTCGGGCACAAAAAAAGAGGCCGCGGGGACCGTATCCACGCCGCCTTTCATCTGTTCCGCAACCCGCTCAACGAGCGTCCAATAAACACCGATGCCCCACATCCCAAACCGCGCCCGGATCGAAACGAGCTTATCGTCGGCATGGGCCTGGCTCATATGCTTGAACCATTTCACAATTATACCTCTCCGGCGAACCCCCGGCCCCGCACGCGCGCCTGTCGGGTGCCAAGCAGAAACCGGGAGAGGTTTCGGGAGGGCGGCGCACGCGCAGGGCTGGAGACTCGTGGGTTTTCGTAACACCCGACCCCAGACGTTAACCTGGAAAAACGCAAATGTCAACCCCTGCGCACGCCCGGCCCGAGGTGTTGCGCGTGCATACCTCGCGCCTGTAACTTATAGCCAAGTGACAAACCGAGGTCGGTAAATGTCAAGCACTTCACTCAAAATAGAATACCTTCCCCTCGCGGATCTTAAACCATACGCCAGGAACGCGAAAAAACACCCGCGCAAGCAGATTCAACAGATAATTGACTCCATCAAAGAGTTTGGATTTAACGACCCCATCGCCATCGATGAAAAAAGCAAGGTTATCATCGAGGGACATGGTCGATTCGAGGCGGCGTTTAAGCTCGAACTGAAAACGGTCCCGGTGATTGCGCTTGGACACCTGACCGAAGCACAACAAGCATTATACCGGATTGCACACAATAAATTAACGCTTAACTCCGACTTTGATCTCGACCTTTTAACAGAGGAACTCAAGCAACTTTTAGACTCATCGGACCTCGACCTCGAGATGTCGGGGTTTGAACAAGACGATCTCGACAGCCTCCTCGATTCGGTCGACCAGGGAAAAGCAGAGCGTAAAGAACGACTCCCCGATCTCCCAGAACAATCCATCACCAAGCCGGGAGAGGTATGGGCCCTTGGGGATCATCGCCTTGCTTGCGGCGACAGCTCGGATGCGGCACTCCTCGAGCGACTCATGCGCGGGGAACAAGCCGAAATGATGTTTACCGACCCGCCATACGGAGTGAGCTATTCAGAGAAAAACGAATTTCTCGAAAAATACGGTAAGAGTTCGCGGATAACAAAAGCGATTCAAAACGACAATGCAGGGCCTAAAGAAACATGCGCGTTTCTCGCTGGGGTGTTTGCCAACATATATCCATATATCAGCCCTGGCGGCGCTTTTTATGTCACAGGGCCCTCCGGTCCCGAGAGCTTCGAGATGTCCGCGGCGCTTAAGGAGGCAAACCTACATTTCAGGCAAGGGCTTGTGTGGGTAAAAAACTGTTCTGTCATTGGCCCGTCCGATTACCACTATCAACATGAAATCGTTTTCTATGGACACAAAGCCGGGGCGAGACATCGGTTCTATAAGCGAGCGAACCATATCGATTACAAGTATTACCACGAGCCGATATTTTACGGATGGAAAGGCGGCGCGGCGCACAGATTTCACCCGCCGACAGGGGCGCCGCGGGCAAGCACCTGGTTTTTCACGCGTCCAATGTCGTCGAAACTCCACCCAACAATGAAACCCGTTGCGATGATCGAGTATGCGATTCGCAACAGCTCCCAAGCGGGGGAAATAGTAATTGACCCCTTCGCCGGATCGGGCTCAACTCTCATCGCCTGCGAGAGCACAGGACGACGGTGTCGGGCGGTCGAGATAGACAGCGATTATTGCGATATAATCATTACCCGCTGGGAGGAGTTCACCGGACGCAAGGCGGAGCGTGTTGATGAGTGACGTTGACATATTTGACCTCGACATGGTCCCCGACCCGGAGGCGTTCCCGTTCGATGAGGACGAGCCACCACTCGAACGCGCCAGGAAAATCGAACTACAGAGCCGAATCAGAACCAGCCGACTCCGAATAAAAGCACGCGAAAAAAACGACATAAAGCTCGACGAGTTAAATGAGATCTTTCCCCGTCTCCCCAATAAACGAGAAAGCGTGCATATCGTCTCCTCCGGGAACTTTGACTTCTGGACATTTATTCCGCTCCTGCTCGAGCGCCTCGGCGGGCACGTCGACGAGGCATATATCTCAACGTGGACTATGAGCCGAAACCACGTGCTCGATATGCTCGATCTCCTCGACTCCGGCGCGTTCGGGACCCTCACAATTCTTACCGGGATATATTTCAAGACGCGCGAAACCTCCGTGTATGCGCAACTCGTCGAGGGCCTGGCGAAGCGAAAAGCGCGGTGGGTCGGGTTCAGAAACCATGCGAAAGTGACACTTCTGCGCAATAAAACGCATAATCTCGCACTCGAAGGGTCCGCGAACCTAACAGCCAACCCGCGGGTCGAGCAGTTCGTTTTAACCAATCACGAAGCGCTCTATCAGTTCCACCGCGACTGGATGGAAGAGGCGGTCGCGAAATACCTCGAACGATAATCCGGGGGAAACGTCGTGAAACGAACCCCCAGGATCACCAAAGCCGAACGAAATAAACGTGTTACGCTCGTCACCGAGCTACTCTTAAACGGGCTGACACGGCGCGAGATCATACAATACATTCGCAAAAGAAAAGAATGGGCGGTCGGGGACAGGATGATCGACCGCTATATCGCGGCGGCAAACAAGTGGATCGAAGAGCAGGCAAACGTAAAACGAACACACGAGTTCGGCCTTGCGATTGCCAGGCTGAACAACCTTTACAAGCGCTCGATGGCTATCAGCGACTACAAGACCGCGCTCGCAATTCAGCGCGAAATCACGAGCCTCTTGGGGCTCGAACGGAACCAGGACACGAGCCGAAGCGCACTCGTCGAGTTCATAGAACGCCAAAAGGCGGCGGCCGATGCCGAGGATAATTAACAACACCAGCTTCCCACCAGGCCGGACGTTGACCATAACGGTTGACAATGATTGAGGATTTTATCGGGCAACAGCGCGCGTTCCTTCTCCAGGCAAATGCGCGAATAAATATCGCGGAGGGCGCGGTTCGATCCGGGAAAACAATTGCCTCGCTTGTGCGCTGGCTTGGGTTCCTGGCGGAACGAGAACGCGGGGCAGACCTGATGATGATCGGGAAAACGAACGACACTCTCAAGCGGAATGTGCTCGTTCCATTGTTCGACCTGGTCGGGACCGACGCCGAATACAATCCCGGCAAGCGCGAACTCCACCTCTACGGGCACACGATTCACCTCGTCGGGGCGAACGACGAGCGCGCCGAGCAGAAAATCCGTGGCGAAACGGTCGCCGGCGCCTACGGAGACGAGATCACGATCTGGCCGGAATCGTTTTTCACAATGCTCCTCTCGCGAATGTCGCCGACAGGGGCAAAGTTTTTCGGAACCACGAATCCAGACAACCCCCGGCACTGGCTGAAGCGGAAATATCTCGACAGGCGGAACGAACTCGACCTCAAAACATGGCATTTCACGCTCGCGGACAACCCCTCGCTCGATCCGACCTACGTCGAGAACCTGAAGCGCGAATATACCGGGCTCTGGTACAAACGTTATATCCTCGGGCGTTGGGTCGTGGCAGAGGGCGCGGTTTACGAGTTTTTCGACGAGGCGATCCATACAATACCCAAACCTCCAGGCCCAGCGAGACACTATATTGTTGGAATTGACTATGGGACTATCAACCCTACGTATTTCGGGCTCTTCGGGGTAAACCCGGACCTCCGGCCCCGCGTCTGGCTCGAGCGGGAGTATTACTATGACTCGAGCGAGAGCGGGAAGCAGAAAACCGACGAGGAGTATACCAACGATCTGCGGAGCTTTCTCGGAGGCATAAGGCCGCGGCGGATATACGTTGACCCCTCCGCCGCCTCTTTCAAGCTCCAACTGAAGCGAGCCCGGTTCCCCGGCGTGACCGATGCAGACAATAGCGTGCTCGACGGGATCCGGACCGTCGCCAGGATGCTCAAAAACGGTGAATATGCGATCTGCCGAAACTGCGAGCAGACGATAGCCGATTATTCCGCCTACGTTTGGGATGAGAAGCACGCCGAGCGGACCGGAGAGGATCGGCCGATCAAACAGAACGATCATAGCAAGGACGGAGAGCGTTATGCGCTCCAAACAGAGTTCGGAAAACGAACCTACGACATCGGGAGACTCGGGCGATGAAAAAAGCACGATTGAAGAAAACAATCGCGGACGCTTGGACTAATCTCTTGCAGGGGATAGGAGTCCAGGGACGTGACCCGCGCCGTTCAACACACTACGTGGGCGAAGCGACCCTTACACAAGAGCAGCTTACGGCGCTCTACCGGTCCGACGGGATCGCCAGGCGGATCATTGACCTCCCTGCCGGCGAGATGGTTCGGAAGTGGTTTACCATCCCGCAGGACCAGGACGGCCGGGTCGTCGGATACCTGCTCAAGGAACTTGACGCAAAGAACAGAATCCTCGAGCTGATTACCTGGGCAAAGCTATATGGCGGCGCGATCGCCGTCCTCGGCGTGAACGATGGCGGGCAACTTGACGAGCCTCTTGCCGAAGCGGGGATCCGGTCGGTGGACTTTATCAAGGTCTACAACCGCTTCGAAGCGATTGTGAACGCCGGAGATTATTATACCGATCCCGCGCAACCCAGCTTCGGAGAACCTCAATTCTATACGGTCACAACTCCGGGCGGGAATACGTTCAGGGTCCACGAGTCTCGGACGCTCCGACTCGACGGGCAACTCCTCCCCCAGGCGGAACGAACGAAAAATCAGGGCTGGGGAGATTCTGACCTCCAGCACACCTATAACTCGGTCCGCGCGCTCGGGTCGGTGTACGACAGCGCGGAATTGATCGTCAACTCGTTCCAGGAGGGAGTTCTCGAGGTCAACAATCTGGCAGACCTCCTCTCCGACGACGACGGGATTACCGCACTCCGAAACCGCCTCGACACGATGGCGCTTTCAAAATCGGTCCTTAATCTCCTTGTTCTCGACTCCGACGGAGAGAAATACAGCAAGCAAAGCTCCTCGGTGACAGGGCTCGACGCAATTCTCGACCGGTTTGTGCTTCGCGTCTCGGCGGCAACCTCGATCCCCGTCACGCTCCTCATGGGGCAAGCGCCGGCCGGGCTCAACGCAACAGGCGACAGCGACATCCGCAACTGGTACGATAAAATCGCCTCGCAACAAGAGTCCTGGCTCCGCCCGGTAATCGAGCGCCTTGTGTACCTCGTGATGATCAGCAAACAGGGGCCAACGCGGGGGAAAGAGATCCAGGACTGGGCCGTGCAGTTCGAGCCGCTCTGGCAATTGACCGAAAAGGAGACGGCCGAGCTTCGGAAGCTCGTCGCCGATACCGATCAGATATACGTAAACACAGGAGTCCTTGATCCTATCGAGGTCGCGGAATCCAGGTTCGGCGGCGAGACCTATTCCATGGAGACGGGGCTCGACCGATGAAAAAAAAGCGACTCCGGAAACCGCCGAAATGGCTCCCTCCTGACAGGGCGATGCGCGATTACTATCGCGCGCTCCGAGACTACGTCAAGGCGATCTATGACCTGATCGACGAGGTTCTCTCCCCGCGCCTCCCCTCCCTGGTCCGCTCCGCCGGATTCGTACAGGATGGGGCACGGTCGGATGCGTGGGAGACAGAACTCGATAACCTCCTCCGGGAAATCTCGTTTCGCCTTACCGATAACCCACCGATCGACGCCGAGGCGCTCGCCCGGAACGTGGGGCAACGGGTCTCGGAATGGAACGAGACACAATGGCAAAAGATCATCCGGAGCGTTCTCGGGGTAGACCTACTCCGAGCCGAGCCGTGGCTCAATCCGCTCTTGAAAGATTTCGTGGCCGAAAACGCGGCTCTAATTTCGAGCATACGAACGCAATCACTCGAAAAGCTCCGGGACTTGATGTACGAGGGAATCACGACCGGCCGGCGCCACGAAAAGATCGCTCTCGACATTCAGCGGCGATACGGGATCGACCTCCGCCGTGCCCGGCTGATCGCGCGAGACCAGACCAACAAGCTCAACGGTCAGCTCATGCACAAGCGCCAGACAGACGTCGGCGTCACGGAATACATTTGGAGAACCTCAATGGACGAGCGGGTCCGAGGCGATCCCGGCGGGCTATATCCCGACGCTTACCCTTCCCACTACGACAGGGAGGGGCGGCGTTACAAGTGGAGCGAGCCTCCAGAGGACGGGCACCCTGGAGAGGCAATCCAATGCCGATGCACCGCCGAGCCGGACCTGACCCCGGTTGCAGAACAACTCGAGGCGCAGGGAGTATGACGCTAAAAGAAACCCTCGGAATTGTAGGCGAGACGCTTGCGAGACTGATCGCGGACCGGTTCACGGGCGCGATAACGTTCACCCTCCATTTCGGCCAGGGCACGCCGGGGAAAATCGAAATCCGCCAGGAGTGGAACGTCACCCGGCGAGGGGTTGACAAATAAATACTCGCCTCCGTACCTTTTTCTCGAGGTTCCGATGGATCAACCGCCTCCCGTTGGTTGAAACCCTGACGCCCCGAGCCCCCCAGCTCGGGGCACCTCTATTTTAAGCGCGAAAGGGCCGATATGATACGGTTTGACTATTTCGACCTCCCCGTCAATTTCTCGTTTGAGGATGAGGCGGGATTCCTGCGGGGCGAAGCCCCGGTCACCCGGACCGGTGTTTTTACCTATCAAAACGCCGATGGCTCTATCCGAAAAGAACTCCGCCATCCTGACGACGTATTCAAAGCCGAATCTCTCGCGACACTTCAGATGGTCCCGATAACCCTCGGGCATCCCACCGAGGGGCTCGTCACAGCAGACAACGCCAAAGCGCTCTCCGTGGGGAATACCGGCGAAACAGTCCGGCCGGATGGATCGCTCCTCTATGCGACGCTCGTAATCTCGGACGCCGCGGCAAAGCAGGCGATCGAGAACGGCGTCCGCGAGTTTTCCTGCGGATACGAGGTCGACCTGGTCGAGGAGCCGGGCGAATACAACGGCATCTCGTATGACTACCGGCAGACCAATATCCGGTATAACCACGTGGCGATCGTGGATCAGGGCCGAGCCGGCCCGGAAGTCAGGCTCAACGAACTCAAATCCGATTCAGCGATACAGGTAAAAACGGACGCGGCGCAGGCCGTGCAAACCAAGAGGAACTCCACATGGAAAAGAATCTCGTGGAAGTGCGCCTCGATAACGGCCTCTCCTACCAGGCCGCGCCCGAGGTCGCACAAGCGCTCGACGCACTCCGGAAAGAGCGCGAGGAGCTTGAGGCGAAAATCAAGCCGCTCGTCACCGTGGCTCTTGACGATGCCGAGCATCTCGCCGCTCCCGCAGTCGCCGAGCAGATCAGCAAGCTCCGCGCGGACGTGGACGCGAAAGCCGAGGAGATCGAAAAGCTGAAAAAGGTTGACCACTCCGAGGCGATCAAGCGCCGGGTTGCGCTCGACAGGGTCGCCCGTACCGTGCTCGACGCCGAACAGGTCGAAAAGCTCGACTCAATGAGCGACGCCGAGATCATGCGGGCGGTAATCCTCTCGCAGACCCCCGCGGACCGCAGAGAGGAAAAACAGGCGAAGCTCGACGCCGAGGACGAGACCTATGTCCGCGCGCTCTTTGACCACGTTGCCGAGGGGATCAAACTCGACAGCGGGGCCCAGGCGATTGCCGTGCAACGGGCTATCACTACGAGCCCGAACACCGCCGCCGCGATCGACCTCGCAGAAAAGGCACGCCTCGATATGATCGCGCGCCTCAACGGAAAAAACACCAAGCGGGAGGAGTAAACAATGCAGACCTCTTACAATTCCGAAATGTCGGCGGCGTTCAAGGGGCTCCTGGCGGATTCCACCGTCAAGTTCTCCGCCTCGCTCAAGGCAATGGAACAGGTCGGGCTCGGACTCGGGCTCGCAAAGTTCAAGGGCAAAGACAACGCTTGCCGCCTCCCCATCGCTGACCTGGCGGGCGGGACCGCGTCGGCCGATCTCAGCTCCAGCAACTCGACCGTGGTCACGATCACCGTAACCAAGTTCGGCGGCCAGGCTGTTACCACCTCCACCAGCGCAACCGTTTACGCCACCTCGCACGCCGCCACCATGGCAGCGATCGCGGCGAAAGTCGCGGCGATCGACGGAATCGCCTCCTGCACCGTAACCGGCGGGGCCAACAGAACCCTGACAATCACGGCAGAAGACAACGTTGCTCTGTCCGGGCTGACTATCACCACCACCGGCGGGAGTGCCGTTACCTGGTCGTATACTTACGACACCAACGACTCGCTCTATGCGATCTCGTTCGCCGAGGCGGGGCTCGAACAGGCGGGGCTCGAGGACGGGCTGATCGACAAGGTGGAGATCGAGTTCTCGACAAACCTCATCACCGGGAACGTCGCGGCCGGATATATCAACGGAACCGCGATCTCTGTTACCTATGCCACCTCCCATGCCAACACGATGGCGCTCCTCCAGGCCGCAATCGAGGCGGTCGCGGGTGTCGCCTACGTTGAGGTTTCCGGGAATGTGCTCACAATCCACGCTGACCCCGGATATTCGCTCCGCGCGAAATCCTGGGCGGTGACCGGAGGCGCGAGCCAGCCGACTACCACTGTCACCAGCACCGACACCTCCTCGGGTGGCGAGGTTTACTACGCCGCGACCGAGCCGGTCAACGGACTCCGCAAGGGCCGGGTCTACGTGCAGGTCGAAGAGGCGGTCGATTCCGATGATACCGTGTACTGGCGATTCATGGCCAACGGGACCGGAAAAACTCCGGGACAGTTTCGGAAATCTGACGACAGCGGGACCGCGGTCGCCGTGGCCGGAGCGGTTTTCGTAACCTCGGCCGCCGCGAACGGGTTCGCCGTCGTGGAAATCAACCTGCCCTAACCAAAGAGAGGAAGAAAGATCATGGACAAGATTTTCTCGGTTCACCTCGACGCCAACGAGAGCGCGTTTTTCGCCCGCCAGCTCGAGGCGGTTAAGGCGCAGGTGTACGAAATCGAGTACCCCGGACTCAAAGCGACCCAGGTTCTCCCCGTGGACACCTCCGCCGGGGCTGGCGCGAAAACGATCGTCTGGCGGATGTTTGACAAGGTGGGAATGGCGAAAGTGATCGCCTCCTATGCCGATGACCTCCCGCGGGTTGCGATCAAAGCGACCGAACACGTGGCGCATATCCGGTCGATCGGCGCGAGCTACGAGTACTCGACACAGGACATCCGCTATGCCATGCGGGCCGGGGTTCCCCTCGCGGCGCAGGAGGCGATGGCCGCGCGCGAGGCGATCGAACAGCTGATCGACGAGATCGCCTGGTTCGGTGATGCGGAGTACAACCTCCAGGGGTTCCTGTACAACGCGAACATCTCGAGCTATGTGGCGGACGACGGCGCGGGCGGGACTACCGACTGGGCCCGCAAGACTGCCGCGGAGATTATCGCGGACGTCAACAACGCGATCAAATTCGTGAAAACCTCCACCCGCGGCGTCGAACAGCCGAACATGGTTCTCCTGCCGACTGATCAGTACGCCACAATCGCCACCACACCGACCGGAATCGAGGGAACCCAAACGATTCTCTCCTTCCTCAAAGCGGCGCACCCGGGCGTGACCTTCGACGAGGTCGAAAAACTCGCGAACGTCTCACCGGCGGTGGTCGGAGGCGGAGACACGAGCAACGTGATGGTGG